TGAAGAACAGTACCATCGAAGAGAGCTGATCAGTTGATCCACCGGCCACGTTCGAATAGTCGTAGCCACTGGCCGAATCGTTCTGGATGGTCAAGAAGATTTCCTTTACACAATTGATGATGGTCAAGGGGCATGTGATGGCGTTGATTCCTTGGGGTGCGAAGAATGAATTCCTCTGGAGCTGTTCGAACACGTACAGTTGATTCTTCGACTTGATGAACTGCACCTCGGGTTCGGACAAGTATGTGTACTCGACGTCTAATTCCATCTTCAGAGGGGGTGAAATGACCATGGGCGGATCGGTGAATACGGTTGATGAATGGAGACCCATACGGATCGTGACGGCTTCGTTGAAACCACAAATAGGCAGTCCATTTTCAAGGATAGAGAATGGGATCGGGATCGTGTAGGTTGATGCAGGAGTCTGAGTCCCTTTACCTATGAGACCTAGAAGCGATCCCTGTTTACTCTGAGGAACCTCGAGGTCCCATTTGATGGCTAGAAACTCTCCCCACAGGCGTTCGACGAGCTGGGACCCGATGTGAAGCTCTATGTAATCGATCATCAAGGTACCGACCGAATCACGGACGGCACCGCCGCCAAGGGCGCTCACCGGGAAATTAACCTTGAGATAAATTTTGGAAATGAGATCACCCGAACGAGGTAGAACAGCATACGACTCGGCTCCGAAATATACATAATCGGCTTGGAAGTTGACTGTATCGACACGCTGGGCGAACGGTGTGTAACCTTTATACTGCTCGATAAAGTAGGTCACTTCAGGCTGTCCACTTAATATTACATCCGCTTTACCGAGGGATGCTAAATTGGCACGGGCGGCCATCTCTAGTAAGTTCGGAGGAAAAAAGGGGGCGTCGCAGACGCCTTTTCCTCAGGGCTTACTTACGCCGGAGGCTGGAGTAAAGGTCCACGGCCGCGGCGCCAGAGTGACCAGAGTCGCTGCGCGACTCGAGTCGGTCAGTTGAACATCAGACCCGCCAGCCCATTTTCAAATCTCAAAACGTTATGATTCACAAAAACCATGCGAAAATTGCGACCGAGAGCGTTCGTACTGGTATTCAGCTTCAAAAGGACCTGCTTTATTCTACTCAAATTCACGTAGCCGGAGGGTGAGGTCGAACCCGGCTTTATGCAAAACGAATGCATATAGAACTCGCGTGTAGGGAAATTCGGGTAGTGGTTGAAAGGTTCGAGGGACCCCAGCGAGACGGCGTCGTTCGTACTGGCGCTCATGGCGTCGTAGCCGTTGAAGCTCAGTCCGATGCTCTCGAGTCCGTTTCCGGTGTAGTCGTACGGCGCCGAGCCATCAACTTGAATCACGAAGAACATCTCTCGAACTGGATTCTTAAAGTCCAAGACGAACACCCCAGATGTGAAATTAGGTTGGAGCCTGAACGCCCCGTACTGACACTGCGTTATGATCTGTTCTATGCGACTCTTTCGGAACCAGTTTATTTCGGGCTCGGACAAGTATACGTACTCGGTGATTATGGTCGCGTCCAAGATGGGGTTCACGACCCCTGTGATGGCTGTAAGATTGGTGAATGTGTTAAAATTCACATGGATCTCCACATCCTGACGCTCGAGCGACACGAGGGGAATCGCAAGCTCTGCTCGGTTGAAGAAATAGAATGGTAAATTCACGTAGTACGTCCGAGAGGATAACGCCTTGGTTGCGTCAGCCTTTCCTATAAGAAGTTTGAGAGCAGGTTGATTTTCGTAAGTAACGTTAAGGTCGTTCCATAACTCTATATATTCACCCGTGAGGGTCTCTATAGACTGACCACCAATCTTGAGCTCGGCCGACCGAATGGCTAATGTTGCGACTGAATCATAATAGACGTAATTAATTGGAGAATTTGCATTTGAAGACACTGGATAGACCGCCAAAAACGTGTTCGAATAGAGGTTCGGCGCGGCCGTAGACCCATTGACCGATAGGCTCAAAGTGTAACGTGCGGCGGTGTTTGCCACGCGGAAGGGTAAATTTACAGTCACGGGTGGGTACATACCCAGACCCACCGGGAAAGTCGTCACGCTTCCATCCGACCCCGAGATGGTCAGGGACGTGAGCTGGTCAGCCGTAGAAATGACTCCAGTGACCATGTACGTGCCGACGTTGCTGAATGCGAGGGTGTTTTGACTCGTGACGTTCGAGATGTTGAAGACGTTACCGACTGTTGTGAAATCGGTCGTGAGACGAAGGGGAGTCTGGAGCGTCGTGTTCGAGGGCGTCATGAGCATGCCGTTATACTGAAGCACGATCGAACCACTGGTCGACGCCGGCACACCCACCTGATTCACAATGAAAAACGAGCCATTCGTAAGAATTTTGGCCGTTTGAATACCAGTCATAGACACGTTGACGGCTGGTTTGAACCCATTCACACCGTTGAAGGCTTTAGTAAAGACGATTCTGAACCATCTAAACGCTGTCGTTGTGGAGATTGGTATGGTTTGTATAGTTCCGTTTAGAGTCGTGGGGCCGTTGATAACGGTCCAACCAGAATTACCCTCGACGCTGTTTCCGCAGATCAGACACTCGCCGGGGGCTAGATCGGCGCTTACCGGACTTATTGTGACCGACGTCAAAAGAGTCTGAGTAGGCGCCACAAGTTGAATCCATTCACCTCCCCTAGAAACAGGCCCGGGTAAGGTGTTCGTTACGGGTGCGGCGAGGACGTTGGAGTAAGGGGCGATGGTGGAATACATCCCGGACGTTCCGGCTTGCCAGTAATTTGCCGTCGAAAATCCTTTCCAGGCGGGCCAGGTGGTGCTTTCTGTGCTAGCGTTCATGAGAAATGTGCCCGTCGTTGTCGCGACAGACCATTGCCCCGTGGACCCCTCTCCAGTCGGCTCTATACCCGGCAGCGTCATCACGTCGCTCCAATTATTGTTGGTGGCCACATTTAGAGAGTAAAATCTGTTCGTGTCCGTCACATTCACGGGTATCGAAAATGCAAAAGTCGGATCTCGGCCTTGTGACGACATGTCGTACGTATAGACGATATTGGCTCCTTCTACGAGTTGGACGTTCGATACGTAATTTGAAGTCAGATACAGGGTCCCGGTGATGATCATAGGCCCCAACTCATTGATGTTGAATCTCCCTGTTGAGTCGGTTGAAAGTGCCGCGAACCCCGAACCGGTCGAGACGATATTCGAGTAAATGGGGACGACGCCGCCGGTCCCGAGTGTGACGCCCGGGCCATATGGTGACGCCAAGCTCATGATATAGTCCGCCTTGATGATGGACAAGTATGAACTAGCCACGAGTGAAGAACCTGTTGTCGAGGCGTACACATACACATTGGTGCTTGTGGTTGTGATATTCATAGGAAATATGGCGGGGGTTGCCGGATTGGGCGAAACGCGCCACGGATACGAAGCTTCAAACGTGGGAAAGTCGGGCACGCCATCGCCAGTCTGGGCACCCCACGCGACGTTCGAAAGCGATCCGTAGTCGGCTCCGAACCCAACGCGCATTATGTACAACCCAGTAGTCTGGAAACTGATGCGTCCTCCTAGCGTCACAGTGAACGCGTCTGTAGTATCATAGTTGGTCCATCTGGTCACACCGCTTTCTGTAGCAAAATTGATAAATCCAGTGGCAGGTATGACCTGAGGCTGATTGAGACTCAAAAAAAGCCCAGTGCCTGAAGGAGGGTCAGGCATACCGGTACTCGGGTTGCGAAGCCAGCCAGACTGTTCGAGACTAAAGTCGGACACGCGCCCGGTCGCACCCACGTTATAGATGAGATATGTCACCGAGCCGATGGTCACCTGTCCATCGGCGTTGCGAGGGTCAAGTCCCCAAAAGACGCCCACATTCGTCTGATTCGGCGCATAAGACGGCACCCATACATTGGCGACATTCGAAAAAGAGAATTTACTGGTGCCATAAATGTAAGAGACGTTCGGTTTGAACACACCCTGCGAACCAGAACCGCTCAACCAGGATGCCTGGTTGAAAGTCGAGTACCAATCGATACCTGAAAAAGGGGCTGTATTCGCAAGGGACGTGTTTCCGTTGAAAATAAGGGTAGCAACGTTCTGGATGGACGGAGCTATGGGCCAGTACCAATCTGTACCGATGATTTGAAGTGGCGGAAGGGTCATTTTGAGCATCAAGGACCTCACAAGATCTCCCTTGGGTGGGATGCGGCAGATGTGATTTTGACCGTACTGTAATTTTTTATCAGAAAATGGAATGTCGTAGGCTTCGAGAACGAAAGGTGTGTGCCGGCGGTAGACTCCCAAAAAGTAAGTCACTTGGGGTTCACCCGTGAGGTAGGCATCCTGTTGCCCAATCGCTGCCAGCTGGATGTATCCAGCCGACATCTCTAGTAGAGGAAAACATTGTTTTCCGTGCGCTCCAGCACAACTCAAAAAAGGCCGCCCAATTACAGGATGAGCCTTCAGCTCAAGAAATTCGATCCGAGCACTATGGGGGACGACAAGGTTTGCGTTTTCATCGGTAAGCGTGGAACAGGCAAATCGACTCTCGTCACGGACATTCTGTGGCACAAGAAGCACTTGGCCGCCGGAATCGCCATGTCGGGCACGGAAGATGGTAACGGGCACTACAAGCAGTTCATTCCTGACCTGTTCGTCTATGGAGACTACAACAAGGAGGCTCTCGAAAAGCTCATAGAACGTCAAAAGCGTCTGGTGAAGGTCATGGGTAAAGACCGGACCCCGGCCGTCTTCTTGCTTATGGACGACTGCATGTATGACCGGTCCTTCATGCGCGACACGTGCATCCGCCAGCTCTTCATGAACGGCCGCCACTGGAAGATCTTCTTCATGATGACGACTCAGTACTGTATGGATATGACGCCCATGATCCGCACGAACGTTGATTACGTTTTTGCTCTGAGAGACAACGTCCGCCAGAACCGTGAGAACCTCTACAAGGCGTTCTTTGGCGTGTTTCCTACGTACGACATGTTCGGACAGGTCATGGACGCTTGCACCGAGAACTACGAGTGCCTCGTCCTCGACAACACGGCCAAGTCCAACAAGGTTACCGATTGCGTCTTCTGGTACAAGGCGCCTGTTCGCCGAAACTTCCGGGTCGGCGGTGCGGCGTTCTGGCAGTATCACCAGCGCTTCTATAACGCCCGGGCGGCCCAGGCCACCCCTGCACAGGCGGCGCCTCGCCCCCGTGGCTCGACCACACTTGTTGTAAAAAAGGCCAAATGAATTTCCTCTTAAAATTCAATGAACTCGTACGATCCTAACGGGGCCGACACCATGTCCACGCCTATCGAGGACCCGAAGCAGGAAGGTCCACCGACCGGACTGTTGAAGTTTGCTCCGGAAAAGAATGTTGACGAATCTCAAATGGCTGACTTCTCCACTCCGATTGAGGAGGTTATGCAGGGGCCCGGTGGCATGATTCAGGATGAAGTTATGGGCCCGCCCATGCCCACCCAGGGCAACAAGAAAACGGCACGCAAGTCAGAGTCCAAGGGCTCTTCCAAGAACCCGTTCGGTATGACTGATGAGCAGTTCACGGCGGCCATTGCTGGTCTGGCTGCAGTGATTGCATTCTCCAAGCCCGTTCAGGGCAAGCTAGACTCGATGGTCCCCAAGTTCACAGGTGAAGGCGGTGACCTGTCTCTGACGGGTATGGTTGTGTCGGCTCTGGTGGCCGCCATCGTGTTCTACTTCGCCAAGCAGTTCCTGGCGGAGAAGGCCTAAGGGGCGGACCCGAAGGGTCCTGGTCTTAGTACCCCGGCTGGATCACGAGGCGAGTCGCTACGCGACTCACTCGGTCTCAGTCTCTAATCACCTCCCCGCAGTACTTGCGTTCACCCTTGGCTTCATAGATACCCTTGTCTATGCAGATCATCTTGAGCTTCTTGAAATTCTCCCAAAATTTGTCCGTGTGATCGTACTCGGGCACCGACATGTGCGCAACCTCGTGTATCAGCACGTACATCGCCGAGTTTACATCGCCTCCATCCAGGCAGATGTAAATCTCGTATCCCTTATTGACGTTCGAACCAATGACGCCATCCTTTTTACCCTTTATACCCGTGATAATGGACGGCTTGAGCACCGGGATCCACATGGGGTCCTTGGTTTCCCTGAGAATGTCGAGCATGTCCCAGTACCTCTTTTTGAGGTCCGTGAGCATTTCAGGTTCCTTGTTGAATAACGCGGCTATCATGATCAGGACCTTGAAAAGTCCTGCTGCCAAAATCACCTCGGCGTCCATCTACTACTCTAGTGAGATCTTTTTGAAAACGAATTTTGAGTACAAATCAGACACGAGTCCATTGGGTATGGTAAGCATGGGTTCCCATACCAGTTTTTCAAAGCCCACCTCTTTTAGTTTTGAAATTAAGACCCGAGAGTCCAAGGTGGGTTCCTCACGACCGCCATCTGCATAGAATGGGCCATCTACCAACCTGACCAGGAGCCCCCGGTTTCCTTTGGTCAGAGCAATTTCATTTCCAAATTGATCCTTGAAGTGGCCGAACTGATCAACCATCCCCTCGGCCCTGGCTAGTTCAGGAGTTATACCGATCAGTAAGCCTCCCGGTTTGACCGAAAGGGCCAAGGCCTTGAGTGAGAGTTCGAGCGTCTCTGGGTCATCGAATATGTAATGCAAGGAGAAGTTGTAACAGACGACATCAAAGGGCCCTGCGAACGCCGCCTGCCGAATGTCACCCCGGCCCAGAAAACATACACTCAAGTGCATGTCGAGAGACCGTTTCTCC